CTGCCTGTTTATGTTGTTGACATTGATGGCGACCCTATAAAGTGGAATGGTTAAGTGTTGCAAAAACCGCATAATTGTGTAGAATAAACCTATCTATAGTAAAAAATGGATAGAAAATGACTACTAAGCCGAAAACCGGCTTTGGTCGGCCAAAAGGAACACCAAAGACCGGAGGAAGATCCGCCGGGACACCGAACAAAGCTACAAGGGAATTTAGGGAAACCATCAACAAGCTGTTGGAGGGCAATGCTGATAACGTTGCTAAGTGGCTGAAACAGGTGGCAGAGGGTATGCCAGAGTACGATATAAAGCCAGACCCGGCGAAAGCGCTGGACAATCTCGCAAAGCTGGCTGAGTTTGCCGCGCCTAAGTTGGCTAGAACTGAGCTTGTTGGCGACCCAGAAAAACCAGTGCAAACAATAGTTAAATGGGCGCAGGACTGACCCGCGAGATAATCATTCCTTACTCACCAAGGGATGCATTCAAAAAGTTTCACCGAAGATCAGAACGTTGGGCTTGTCTGGTAGCACATAGACGGGCAGGAAAAACGGTGGCATGTATTAACGACTTGATTCGCCGAGCATTTGCCGAATGCAAGACAGAGGCTAGATACGCCTATATCGCACCCTTTTACAGTCAGGCGAAAAGCATTGCATGGGACTATTTGCTCAAGTTTAGTGAGCCAGTAAGGGTAAACGCTAACGCCTCAGAATTGTGGGTAGAACTGCTGAACGGCGCAAGAATAAGGCTGTTTGGGGCAGATAACCCGGACGCACTGCGCGGTTTATACTTGGACGGTGTGATACTGGATGAATATGCAGATATGCGCCCAAGAGTATGGGGCGAGATTATCAGGCCATTACTTGCCGACCGGGAAGGATGGGCGGTATTCATTGGAACACCTAAAGGTCATAACGGGTTTTATGATATTTGGCGTACCGCGCAGGCTTCGGAGTCATGGTATGCGGCAAGTATTAAGGCTAGTTTGTCTGGACTGCTGCCTAACTCAGAGCTAGAAGACGCAAAAAGAGGAATGACCGAAGATCAGTACGAGCAAGAATTTGAATGTTCGTTTGAAGCGGCTATTTTGGGTGCGTATTACGGCAAAGAGCTAAAACAGGCCGAGGAAACTGGACGCATTACCAGAGTTGAATATGACCCGGCAATTCCGGTATACACGGCTTGGGACTTGGGTTATCACGACGATACAGCAATCTGGTTCTATCAGATAACCCCAAACGAAATACACTGCATTGACTATTACGCAGCTTCGGGGCTTTCCATTGATGATTACGCCAGAGAAGTCAACGGGAAAGGCTACAGATACACTAGACACTGGCTACCCCATGACGCACGGGCAAAGACGCTATCAAGTGACGGAAAGTCGATTATTGAGCAACTGATACCGTTATTGGGTGGAGCTGGAAAGCTGGCAATTGTGCCGAGTCTGAGCGTACAGGACGGGATTCAGGCGGTGCGTATGATGATGCCTCGGGTATGGTTTGACCATGAAAATTGCGGCGACGCGGTAGAAATACTCAAACAATACCAAAGGGAATGGAACGAAGATAAAAAAGCATTTAGTGAGCGACCAAGGCACGATTTTTCCAGTCATTGTGCTGATGCTTTCAGGATGCTGGCTTTAAGTTGGCGCGAAATTAAGCCTAAAGAACCCGAAAAACCTGCAAAATTCAACATAAAAGCACAAAACGGTGTCATAATTACGGCACCTTTAGACGAATTGTGGCAAGACGTTAAGCGACCGCAGGAAAGATACTAATGTCGATATTTACAGTATCAGCTACCGAAGTAGTGCAATTAGGAACTGGCGCTATTCAGCCGACAGACACATTCCAGAACGGTGTGCTTTTATCTGGAGATTTGAACAGGGCTATTGCTACAGGTGGTGACGAGTACGCTAACGGTCTTTTAATGACTGACGCAGGGCAGATTCGATACTTTGACGCTACTGCCGGGCTTCCTGTTGATGTTGTATGGTCAAATGGACTGCCTAGAGCCAATGATGGCGCTTTGTGTGTCTCGACAGGCGCACTGGCGACATATTCTAACGGTACGCCTATGGTTGCGAATGGCGCGGTAAGAGTGAGCATAGTCACATGATATTTGTACAAGCGCACCCACAAGCCAGGCCGCCAGCCATTGATAAAATTGGCGCGGTGCAATATGTCATGTGGCACCCTGTTAAATGTGAAGACAAAACAGCATATTTTCTATTTCCCAATGGCGCAGAGTTAAAAACAAGCGCAGCACCTGAGAGACTGGTGGTTGTTGCGGAAAGCCCAGAAGAAGCCTGGTCAAGAATCATGATCGACAAGCCGCTTCTCGAAAAATACGGAATACCCACATGAATCCAGTAGACGCAAGCACAAAATGGCTGGCAGAGCTAAAACTCGCAAAACGAGAAGATGAAAAGTTTATTGAGCGTGGCGACAGGATAATCAGGCGTTATCGTGACGACCGCAAAAACTTCACGACCTACGGCAAAAGGTTCAATATATTGTGGTCGAACATTCAGACCATGATGCCAGCCCTATACGGGAAAACCCCTAGAGCCGAAGTATCGAGACGCTGGAAGGATTCTGACCCTGTTGGACGCACTGCTTCGGTGATTATTGAACGTTGCCTACAGTACGAGATTGACAAAGGCGACTTTGACGCTTCGATGAGGCTGGCCATACTTGACAGACTACTTCCCGGACGCGGTACGGTGTGGGTGCGGTTCGAGGAAAAAGAACTAGCCCAGCCTGTTGACGCTTTGCCCGGTGAAGAAGGTGGCGAAGCGCAGGTCATGCCCAATGCGCCTTATAAATACGAATGCACCCCGGTAGATTATGTCTTCTGGAAAGATGTGAGATATTCACCCGCCAGATGTTGGGATGAAGTGACATGGATTGCCCGTAGGGTGTACATGAGCCAAGATGACGGGATTAAGCGTTTTGGCGAGGATTTTAAGCAAGTTCCATTAACTCACGAGCCTGTTGGCCTTGACGAGATGGAAAAAATGGGTGTTGAAGGCCTGGACGACATGAAAAAAGCCGTTGTCTGGGAAATATGGAGCAAGACGACAAAACAGGTCTTCTGGGTGTCCGAGGGATACTCTAAGACGCTGGACATTAAAGACGACCCACTCGGTTTAGATAATTTCTGGCCATGCCCCAAACCTTTGTTTGCTACTCAAACCACTGAAACCCTAGTACCCATACCCGATTACAGCCTTTACCAAGACCAAGCCGAAGAGATTGACATGCTAACCAACCGGATAGCAATGTTAGTCGAAGCGGTTAAGGTGGTGGGTGTCTATGACGCAAGCCAGCAGGGTGTGCAAAGGATGTTAAGCGAGGGTGTGAATAACCAGTTGATACCTGTGGATACTTGGGCGGCTTTTGCGGAAAAGGGCGGTCTAAAAGGTGTCGTGGACTTCATGCCGCTGGATTCTGTCCTTCAAGCGTTGAGAGAATGCTACGCAGCCAGAGAGCAAGCGAAGCAGGTAGTTTATGAGATCACCGGACTGTCTGACATTATTCGCGGTGCGTCGATAGCTTCGGAAACGGCTACCGCGCAACAGATTAAAAGCCAGTACGCTTCACTGAGACTGAAACGCCTACAGACCGAAGTGGCGCAGTTTGCTTCGGAAGTGCTGAGAATCAAAGCCCAGATAATGTGCGATTTTTACGCACCCCAGACCCTTGTCGAGATGTCTGGAATCATGGGGACAATGGACGCTCAATACGCAGAGCAAGCCATTATGCTGCTCAAGTCTGAGCCAGCCAGAGGGTTTAGGATTGAGGTTGCCTCTGATTCATTGGTAGAAATGGACGAAGCCACCGAAAAACAGAGCCGGATTGAGTTTCTGGGCGCGGTGGGGCAGTTCATGGACAGAGCCTTACCCGTAACCCAACAAGTGCCAGAACTCGCGCCTTTAATGGGTGAAATGCTGATGTTTGGTGTTCGCGCATTCAAAGGCGGCAGAATGATGGAATCTGCTTTTGATGAAGCGATGGTTAAACTGAACGCACCAAAACCGCCTGAACAGCCGCAGCCCGACCCGGAACAGATGAAAGCCGAGGCCATGATGCAGGTTGAGCAGGGCAAAATGCAGTTAGAACAGGCAAAAATACAAACTCAAGGGCAGATTGAGCAGTTTAAGGCACAGCAGGCTAAAGAACTGGAACAGATGCGGCAGGAATACGAATCGGCTAGAGAACAAGTCAGACAGGAAGCCGAGACCCAACGCTTGCAAATGAAAGCCCAGATTGAGGCAGAAACCAAGCTACAAATAGCCGAAATGCAGCGCAGTTTATCTGAAAAGCCAGCCGTATCAGTCGAAATTGCTGGCGAGGAAAAACTAAGTGAGGTAGGTGAGCAAGTAAAACAAATGGCTGACATGCAACAAAGTGCAGTATTGCAAGCCGTCGAAATGCTTGCCGAAGCCGTTGGCAAAATGAACAAACCGAGACGCAAATTGTTGCAACGCGGCGAAGATGGTAGAGCAATTGGCGTGATTGAAATAGAGGAAGACTGATGCCTAATGCAATTTATCCTAAGTTCAAAGAAGCACTGTGGTTACAGTCGGCCAACAGCAACGCTAATACTGGAACCGTTAGAGTGGCGTTAGTAGATACGGGTGTTTATACCTACAGTGCCGCTCATGAGTTTCTGACAAGTTTGACGGGTGTGGTCGGAACCGCGCAAACGGTAGGCTCCAAGACGTTCACTGATGGCGTGTTTGGCGGCGCAAACGTGACGTATACCGCAGTGACCGGAAACAGCGCAGAAGCACTGGTTTTTTATATCGACACGGGAACTGCTGCAACTTCGCGCCTTATTCAGTACATTGATTCAGGCTTTACTGGCCTACCAGTAACACCGAACGGTGGCGATATTACAATCACTTTTAACGCTTCTGGTATTTCTGCACTATAAGGGTAAAAAATGGCTAATAACGTAATTTTGCCCGGAGCTGGCGAACCGATAGCAACGGACGAGATCGGCACGGCACCGAATAACGCGCACTACCAGCGTTACAAAATTACTGACGGTTTAGAAGATTCAACGCTTCCCGCACGAGTAAAAAATACGAATGCCGATGCGTCTGATGCTGGCATTGTTGTTCGTCCAACACCACAAAAAACATGGTCGGCGAGCTTTACGCGAGTAAGTGCCTCGGCACTTGATAGCCCGGAAATGACGCAGCGCAGGCTCGGTGCTGGCATGGGTGTTTCGCAATCGGGTAATTTGGTGGTGACGACAGGAACAACGGCAAACAGTGAATTTTTAGCACGCTCTATCGTTACATTTAACGGCGCACTTATTAAGCGACACCAGACTATACTGAGCCAGCGTATTGCCAACAACAACTTTGCTGTGCTGCTGGCCGACCGTATTGCCGAGGGCGCATCGTGTACGATTAACAGCGCAACTAGCATCACAGTAGCAGTTACCGCGCACGGATTCACTACGGCGAATGTCGGCCAGTTTATGAATGTCGGCGCTATTAGCGGGGCAAACGGCGTGCCGGGTAGGTACGCTATTGCTTCCATTCCGTCGGTCGATACCATTACTTTTACGGTCGCTGGCTGGCCTGCCTCTGGTTCATGCACGGTTGACCTATTTGGCTGGAACTATGTACGTTGGCTGTATTCAGGAACGACTGCCACTAACGCTGCGATTGATGCTCAACGGTACGGCTGGAACAGCGGCGACACGACAGCGACAATAAACACGACTGCTTCGCCGGGTCACATGGCGCAGACGGCAATTGATGGTCGAAATATCTATTTTTCTGATGCATTAGTCGCATCAAGTACAACACCATCAGTAGTGGTGCGCGGTCATAGATACGTGAATATTCCCGATGACGAAATCGAGTTATTTATGTACTTATGGGCGTTTAACGGTTCAACGGCTCCAGCTAGCACGACAACATGGACAGTGGGCTTTGTAGCGGTTGAAGATGTTGTAAATACACCTGTTTACTTAGCGGGAATTCGACAGCAAGGTTTTGCAGCGCCCCTTCCCGTGGTATTTCCGACAGCGCAGCCGGTGAGTGGTACGTTTTGGCAGGCCACGCAGCCGGTCTCGTTGGCAACTAATACACCAACACTGGCGGCAGGCACAAACTTAGCTGCTGACTTTGGTGTTCAATACCGCGCCAGTGCGACAGGCGCAGGTACTTTAACTAATGTGAACTGTCCAGCCACACCCGCAGCACAGCAGTTAAAAGGAACGGCTGGA